CAAACGTGACACAAAGAGAGATTAAACGACAAGTAAAAAAAGACGATAATAAAGAAGAGGAATCAATTTGGCAATGGATAATACGCAAATATTATGAATTGTTTTTAATGGCCGATATTGTGCAACCGATTACGAACACAACATTCAATCAGATTAAACGCATTTTACTACAAGGTCAAGATGAAGGTTGGGGAATTAATAAAATGGTGGCAGCGTTAAAGGATAGCGACATCACGCGTCAACGCGCCGAATTAATAGTGCGTACGGAATCAATGCGCGCATCAAACGTCGGTGCAATGATAGCGGCGGCGGGTTCTAGCGTCGCAGTAATGAAACAATGGATTTCAGCGCAAGACAAACGCACAAGAAGGATTCCGCGTGACCAATTCGACCATTTACATATGAATGGTGTTGCGGTTGGATTTGACCAACCATTTGTTGTGCCATCAACAAGCGCATTAGACGCAATGCAATACCCAGGTGATCCAAACGGAAGCGCGGGTAACGTTTGTAATTGCCGATGCGTTGTTGCGTTTGTACCGATTCGTGATGGACAAGGGCGGCCCGTTTCTGTGGAAGAATATCGACCACAAAACGCGAGCGAGTTCCGACAATTATACGAAGCAGCGCAAGTAAATAGAAATTTATTTGCATAAATGAAAAAATAACTAATTTTGTACAAACAACGACAAATGAAAAAATACGAATACAAAGATATGGTTGGCGATGTGGTGGACGTTGACACCGCGTGCCGTAAGGTTAAGGCCGTATGGTCAAGAATGGGAAATGTGGATTTGGATTCGGACATAATTATGCCAGGTGCGTTCACAAAGACTATTGCCGAGTGCGGCCCAATGGGTAAGAATCAAATATGGTCTTTGATAGACCACAAAGCAACAATGGGCAACGTAATAGGTAAGCCGTGCGAACTTTATGAAGAAGGCGATATGTTAGTTGCCGTTACTGAAATATTAGACACCGAAGTTGGTGAAGATGTTTTGAAAATGTACACGGCGGGATTGATTAACCAGCACTCTATTGGATTCGCTACAATCAAAAGCGATTGGCAAGACCAAGAACAAAGTGTTCGTCAAATTAAAGAAGTAAGATTATACGAAGGTAGTGCGGTGTTATGGGGTGCAAATCCTTTGACACCAACTTTGGCTATTACTAAAGATTATTTTACAAACGAAATGCATGAAACGTTAACGCAACGATTCGAGAAACTTTCAAGCATAGCAAAGAAGGGAACTTTTACGGATAAAACATTTTCCTTATTGGAAATCGAAATAAAACAAATACAAAGTGCAATAGATGAATTGCTCACTTCACCCGACCGCAAGAAGTCAGTAGAGCCGAGAAATGAAATACTAGAAGCCTTAAGAAAAACAAATCAAAAACTTTCTAAATTTATTTAAAATGGACAATCAAATTTTAGCCGAAGTAGGTAAAATGACCGAAATGGTAGAAAAAATTAAGACCGAAAGCGAAAAGCAATCGAAGGATTATGGTGCATTAACTGCCCAAATCGACGCTAAAATGGCTGCATTTGCAGCAAGCGCAGAAGCAAAAAGCGCAGACGAAATTCGTGCTTTCCAAAAAGAAATGCAATCTCAATTCGATTCATTGGCTACAAAGTCAAATGTTATCAATGAGAAAAAAGAACAAACACTTGCTGAAGGTATTGCAGAAGCATTGAGCGGTATCAATTTCAAAGAAGGAATTGATAACGAATTGACAAACAAATTACGTTCAGACAGGAAATTCAGAATTGAATTACCGAACGTAAAAGCAATGGGATTGAATAACCTTGTAGGTGATCCACAAGCGACTTATTCTATCCGTCAAGCAATTTTGCCAGCACAAAAAATCAACTTCCGTGACTTAACCCCAACGGTTAACACTGAAACTGGTCTTTATGTGTTCTACAAAGAGCAAAACGCTGCAAACAACATCGCCGTTCAAAGCGAAGGTTCAACAAAAGCAGAGAACACTTATAGCTTTACTGAAGTTAAAGTTGTTCAAAACTACCTTGCGGGTTACTCAACTTTCACAAAGCAAATGGCTACAAGTTTACCTTGGTTGCAATCAACTTTACCAAGAATCTTGATGCGTGATTTCTTTAAGAAAGAGAATGCAAGTTTCTTTTCAACTGTTAGTTCTGCCGCTACTGTTACTACATCTAGCGAAACTGACAACGTTAAGAAAATCATCGATATGATTGCTCAACAAATGGACTTGAACTACACTGTTTCTTATGGTTTAGTTTCAAACGCAATGATGGCTTCTTTGCTTAAATCAACTTACACCAATGGTTATTACTCTGGTGCGGGTGGATTAACATTGAATGCTAGCGGAACAGGAGTGACAATCTTCGGAGTGCCTATTCTTCCAGCGTCTTGGGTAACTAACAACAAAGTATTGTTGATTGATACCGACTACCTAGAGCGTGTACAAGTTAAAGGTCTTGCAATTGAATTAAGTTACGAGAACGGAACAAACTTCGTTCAAAACTTGGTAACTGCAAGAATTGAGTGTCAAGAAGAAATCAACTTGATGTTGGGTGCTTCTGCCGCTTACGGTACACTTTCTTAATCTTGGTGTGTTTTAGTTTATAGTAAGAACCCTTGCAGAAATGCGAGGGTTTTTTTGTTTATATTTGTGTATGCGAATACTATATTCAGCGAAGAACTATTTGCCCGATTATCGCGCGGGCGATAGTGTAAACGCACACACCATACACAAGTTTTTTATTAGTCGCGGTCACGAAGTCGTAGTTATGCGCGGTCGAATGCAAATGCCCTACGAAATAGACGGCGTGCAAGTTGTAGCGCGTGACAACGTTTGGTATGAATGGGCGGACATAGTTACAACCGCACTAGATTTTACGCAAGTAACTATCGAAGATGTTTCAACGTTGCGCCCGATTATTTTCTATATGCACAACACGTTTTATGAAACGACGTTAAATAGAAACCCGCACGTTTCGATTATTTACAACAATCCTTATGTTGAGCGCGAAAGTAACTACGCAAATGACGGCATCACAATAACGCCGCCCGTTAATCCGCAAGACTACCAGGTTGACAATACGGACGCGGAATATATCACGCTTATTAATTGCAATCGCGGAAAGGGAGTTGAGATGTTCGCAAAAATAGCCGCAGCATTGCCCGATAAAAAGTTTTTAGCAGTATTGGGCGGCTACGGCATTCAATCGCCACCAATAGCCGATAATGTGACAATATGGGATATTCAAAGCGACATACGCAATGTGTACAAGGTCTCAAGATTACTTTTAATGCCATCACTATACGAATCTTGGGGACGCACGGCAAGTGAAGCCGCGTGTAGTGGAATACCCGTTATTTGTAACGATACCTGGGGGTTGCGTGAGAATTTGGGTGACGATGGTATTTTTTGTAGTAATTTTGAATCGTGGATTAACGCAATAAACAAAATGGACGAGAAAAAAGAATACGACAAAGCAAGCGCAGCAATAAAGAAACGCGCCGTTTCGCCTGTTAAAAAACTTGAGGAACTAGAAAAGTTTATGCAAAAAAAGATTAACGAACACAACAAAAAAAAGGAATATGTATAGTTATGTAATTGACGAAACAATAACCGAAATCGGTTACCCGACGGAACCCGTTACAATCGACGAAGCGAAAGCATACGCGCGTGTTGACGTTACAAGCGCGATTCAAGACACTTTATTTGGTTATTGGATAAAAGCTGCACGACAAGCAATCGAGCAAATGACGGGCCTTTCTTTAGTGTCTAAAAACATAGTTGCAGAAATTCAGAACTGGCAAGGTAACATCGAATTACCTTATGGCCCGATTACATCAACAATTTCTTGGTTGGATTTCAACGGAAACGTTCCAACGGTTATAACCGAGGGGAATCAATTTCCGCGCATACCTATTCCGTGTGGATATTTAAAAGCAACTTACACGGCGGGTTACACCGATAATGTGCCTACTGAATTAAAGATTGCAATATTAAATCAAGTAACAAGTTGGTACGAGAATCGTGGTGACGAAGCAACTTTAAATATGCCAGCAAGTGTCGTTACTATTTGTCAAAAATATTCACGGATTGGCTTAATAATGTAACTATGAAAGTAGCAAGAAGAACGGGCGAGATTACGGCGGCATCGCTTAAAGATAGATGCACACTAAAAAAACCAACGCTAACAAGTGATGGGCGCGGTGGCTACGTTACAACGTACACATCGCAAGAAGTTTGGTGTATGGCGATTCCGCGTGCTAATTCAAGAAGCACGGACCAGGCGCAAATTATTTATGATGACATCATTGACTTTTACATTCGTTACGGCGTTCCATTCGATGCGTCGTATATTGTAGAATTTAAGGGCGCAGAATATGTCGTGCAAAACGTTAACGACATAAACAATCGTTATCAGTATTACAAATTTGAAGGTGTTTCTAAAAAATTATAATGTTAAAAGTTGACTTAATTGGAAGCAAAGAATTAAAATTGGCTATTGAAAAAGCCGAAAAGAAACTTGTGGAAGGAGTGAATAGGGCAATGGATGCGAGTACAATAGCAATACACAATAAACAAGTAACATTAACGCCAGTCGATAAAGGAGTATTAAGAGCGGGCAATAGATTTGATAATTCAAAGCCGTTAAATAAAGTTTTAGAAAATGCGGTTGAATACGCACCTTATCAAGAATTTGGCACGGGTGGATTTGTGTTCTTGGGTGAAACTTGGTTAACACCCGAACTTATTTCAAGCGCAGAAGTATTCAAAGGCACAGGAATGCGCAAGGTCAATATGAAGCCACAACCTTTCTTTTTTAGACCATTTTTTGAGGAACAACCGCGCCTAATTAAAGCAATCGAAGATATTTTAAAATAATAACTATATTTGTATTGTGAAATACTTTTGGAAATATGGGATTCCCGCATACGTTAACGCTTTAAGTGGTAAAATCTACTT